ACAGGCGCTTTAGATACACAGAGTGTACATTTTAATGGTACTATTGTTGAAGTGGATGATATGCGATGTAAAGGATATGGGTATAAAACTCAAAAACCAACATTTGCCGGCCAATGTATGTCAGTTTTAATAGCTGATTTACGATTCCCAATGATAATAGGATTCCATTTTGCAGGTAAAACAGGTGATAGAATGGGTGCTGCTACGTATGTTACTAAACATATGATAGAGCAGGCCATTGAGAGATTATCTATGTTACCAGGCACTCTCTTATCTGCTCACACAGGAGACTTTTTGTTGGAACCCATAGGTCCTTATAAGAATGTCAATATGTTAGGAAAATCGCATGATAAATGCCCAACAAATTTCCTAAGTGAGGATGGTACAATGAGAAACTATGGATCGCATGATGGTCCACGTAGAAATTTTAAAAGCAGTGTGTGTCGTACAATTATTTCTGACAGTGTAACAGAAATTATGGGTCAAGAATGCATGCATGGACCACCTAAGAATATGAATTCTTGGCAACCATGGCATAGGGCTTTGGCCAATTACGTTCATCCACATGTACTTCATCAAGGTTTAATAACTGTGAGTGCTTACGATTTTGAGCACAGCATCATAAATGCTGTGCCAGATGAGACTTACAGGAAAACATGTCCCTTAGATGATGTTTCTACGTTAGCAGGTGCCGATGGTGTTTATGGAATAGATTCTATCAACATGAGCACAGGGGCAGGGCATCCCTTTAATTGCCCTAAAACAGACATTTTCACACGTCTGGACAAACCTTCCGAAACCCATAACATGCCTATAGTTGCACCTGAGTGGTTTTATGCTGAATGTGATAGAGTTAAGAAGATACTCATATCAGGAAAGAGAGCTTATTTACCATTTAAGGCACATCTTAAAGATGAACCCACAAAATTGACTAAGGATAAAGTCAGAGTATTTACAGGTTCTTCAATAGTGGCATTGGCACTGGTTAGGAAATATTATCTACCATTATGTAAAATAGTGATGGATAATCCATACTTGTTTGAGTGTGCTGTAGGTATTAATGCACATGGTCCTGAATGGGACACCTTCACCAAGAACGTTACCAAATTTGGTAGCGATAGGATGGTGGCAGGTGACTATAAGGATTATGATGCGACAATGCCTGCTTCATTAACTTTAGCAGGTTTCTCGCTCTTTATCAAGATGGCGAGGAAGTGTGGTTATACTGAAGAGCAAATTAAGATAATGGAAGGCTTAGCTACTGAAATATGTTATCCTG